GTCATTCTTAAGGTTATCGACAATCCATTTCCGTTCAGCGGCCGTTCGCTTACTCCAGTAGTCAGAATTACTCGCTATCTGTTGCTGAGTCGTTGTTGTCATCATTGCCACCACCATTCAGAAATTTCTGGAAGTCCGGGCTTGACGGACTGTTAGTAGCAGCGTCTTTTTGCTTTCTGGGCAGTCTCGTCAGCAATACGTTTAATTTCGGCCTTGGGATCATCGACAAATGATAAGGTACTCAGCATGGTCTGATCTGATACAAGGCCTTTGAGCTTAGAAGCCGCGTCTGCTTCGTCGGTAATGTTCTCCGGAAGATTTCGCGAGAATGCGAAGTTAAGCTTTTGCCAGTCATCAGATTTACTTTCTGGAAGGATTGTCCCAACACTGAATGCGATCTTGTAAAGGGACCGGAGTGACTGTGTGAACTTACGGTCCTGATTGGCCGCTAGATTGCGCATTGGTAGCAATTTGTATTGCAATGCAACACCAGAGCTATTGCCGCTGAATGCTTCATCGTTCAAGTTTGCCACCATACTGATCTGATAGATCATGCTGATGAGGCGATCAATGAGGTGCTCTTGAATGGCATCGCCATCAGGTTTGGTCAGAAATTCAGCTACGCCTTGAGCAGAATCAGCGTCTGGAGCATAGATGATTTGGTTGCCGTTAAGATCGAGTTTGGGGTTACCATCATCGTCTTCATCAAGTTTCAGACCCTTAAGAACCAAGTACGCATTGTCAAAATATTCATTCTGGTTCGCCTTTTGGCTTAGTACCTTGTCTAACGCATTGATGAGCGTCTCGACGTTTTCAAAGATGCCTTGACGCTCGGTGTTCATGAAGAACTCAACTGCCGGTACTTCGTTAAATGGGTTAAATCCGTCTGTCCCTTCAAGGCGTGTCATATCAAGAGCGTATATGCCGTCTCTCAGGTATACCTTTCCGGTCAACGTCTTGTCTTCATCATGCCAATACATGACAAACGCAATGGCTTTGTGCGCTACCGTGTCGTCATAGACAATGAATGAATTGATAGGCGAGCTGTACGCAATACACGTCTTGCTGTTTTCGTCCTGGTACAAAAAAGCAAGCGCCCGTCCGTAAATGGCTGCTTGCTTGCTGATCTCGCTTAATTTGTCCTGAACGCTGTTCGTATCGTTCCACTCTTGCAACACGGTGTTGTCCTGTGTGTTATCGAGCGTGATCTTCGGTGGAATACCAATGTAAAACCCATTGTAGGTATCCACGATATAGTGAGCCAAGTTGCCAACAAGACGATTGTCTGGCCCATGGTCCTTTTTCGCATCATCAATAATCTGATGCTGACCGAGGTACATTTTCTTTGCTGGAAGGTACTTGTTTTTAGCTAGATCATCATTGGCGGTAATAAACGCATTGATGTCATCGCCAGTTAGCTCTTCATCAGTCGGGAAAATAAACACATCTCCGTCTGTGATTGAGCCTTTCCCTTGAACTGTTAATATGATGGCCACCTCCTTAGAAGTATTTACTTGTGTTCTTGAACGTATGAGCTACATTCCTTCGTTTGATTACCTGCATGACAAAATATCTCATGGCGTCCATTGCGTGGTCATGTGCCTTGACCACTTTGTCTTCGCCCTTTTGGCTGGCCTTGTCATCCCATACATAAGAAGCGAACTCTTTGAACAGATTAGTTAGCCCAGGTGTGAACTTGATCTCGCCAGAGTTCATAGCTGTTTGTGTTTCTCTAATGCCGTTTAGCACATCGTTATCAGCTTTAATAACCCGATACCGGCGTTCTCTCAGTTTGACAATAAATGAAGCCGCTGATGGGTCAACAATCACTTCACAGCGTATGTCACCGACAAATTGGCTGAAATCCCGAGCGTATTCATCATCTGTCTTCTGTCTGCTGCTATGCCGTCCATCGTAGTAGTACTCTTTGAGGCAATACCAAACAGACCCACATTTACCCCAAAGTAAGAAAACTGTGGGGTTCTGTGTGCCATAGTCCACACTGACATAGTATCGGCTTGGCTGCTGGCTTGGATTGCTGACCATCTCGTCTTTATCGAAGTTGTCGTAGACAATTCCATCAGCCAGAACCCATTGTCCCAGAATGTATCGCTGGTAAAACACTCCTGAGTACATATGTTCGTACCTGTCAATAACTTCATCGCTCAGGCTTGGATTGTCCGTCATCACAAAGTGGAGACGCAATGCGCGTTTATCGTCTGCTTGATCAATCCAGTCAGTCTTGAACCAGTGATACGGGCCCTCTGGGTTCATATTGAACCAGTATTTGCCGCCAGTAACGGAAACACGCGCTGTCGCTTGATTGACAAACGACTGTGGCATGAGAGCTGCTTCATCAAAGAACATTCCGGCAAGTGTGATCCCTTGAATCAGATCTTGGCTGCTTTCATCTTTACCACCGAATAAGTAGTAAAGATTGGTTCTTCCGTCAAGGCTGATTTCCAGCATGTTTTCTGAACGCCGATCCACAACCGAGAATCCCACTTGTTGCAATGTTTGTTTGAGTGGCCTGATAACATTTCGACGCAATGATCCAATGGTTTTGCCGGCAATGCCAAATTGCTCGCGGTCAAACACAATCATGCTCCACAGAACATAGCTGATCGACATCGCAAACGTCTTTCCAGAACGCACAGCACCATCAGCAATGATTGTCTGCTTGTCTGGGTAGCGGCGCCACCAGTTGATGATGTCTAACTGTTTCCCTTTGAATTGATCAATCGGAGTTGTCATTGACATCACCACCCTTTGGGATACTCTCATCAATTGCTGCCAAAAGCTTGTTTAGACCTCCATCTTGGCCTTCTGGAGTGCGGTAAGCGCTAGCTTTTGCTTCCATGATGTCAGCCTCAGCTTTGGACTTGCGAACATCAGCCTTAGTTTTCTCAATATCAGTAATAATCTTCGTTAGTTGAGCATTGAGCAGCTCATCATTACCAGGGTAACGCTTGAGCAATTCACGGCCTGCCGCCATGCGGTCTTTGATACTTGGCTCGTTGTCAACAGACTCTGCGCCGTCTGGAGTGCTAACAATGATTGTCTCCTTTGCCTCTCCACGAAGCACTGTGGTGAAGTATTGAAGCACCTCAGCAGCCTTGGCAATCTTGTCAGACTCGATGTGTTTCATGCGTTCATCGATGGCAGCTTTAATGTTAGGTTTTGTTAGGTTTTCTGCACCGGCAAACCTAGCCGTTCTTTTGCTGTATCCTGCTTCTAGTGCCGCTTTGGTGGCATTGCTATCAGCAATATAAGAGTCAACGAACTTCTTCTGTTTTGCTGTCAGTCGCATTACATATCACCACACCTTCCTTCCATTAAAAAAGCGGTAGCTAGTTAGCTATCGCTGGTTATAATTCATTAAGCTGTTGTTACTCCTGGATTTTCTTTACTAGGCTGTTTCTTCTTATCAGCCTTGGTCTTGTCCCGCTGTTTTTTCAACTTGTCCTTGAGGTTCTTATAGACGTCTTTTGGTGACGGCAAGTGGAATGCCACAGTATCCACCCCCTTTTTGACAAGCATACCTTACTTTCAGGATGTGCGTATCCGCCTCGCGTCTTAACTTGATTAGAGCGTGAACGGACAATTTCTCTGTCAATCTTGCCGATGGTCCACGCTTCAACTTTCGGCATGTAAACGCCGTATTTTGTTGTAATCATTTGAGCCATGAAATCACCTCACACATAGTAAATGGCACGGGTATCATGATCGCTGTATTCGACCAGCTCAAACGTTTTGTGAGCAACCACGCCAATGTCATCAGTCCATTTGTCGGTTGGCTTGCGCGTCGATACTTGACGCTGAACGAATCCGCCTAGGTCTTTGCTCATCTCTGAATGCAGATGCCCCGTAAACAGCTCGCGGTTCTGCGCTGTGCCTAACATGAATCCAAACTCATCTAGGTATTTTGCAAGGTAGTTGTTCTTACCTTTATCACCATGAGTAGCACCAATGAAGTTGTGGCCTAACATTGCACCTTTGTAATGCTTCAGCGATATATCCCAAGTGATGTTTGTTTGGTTGCTGTAGGCGCGTTTCAATAGACGAGCAAACATATATCCAACTGAAGGATCATGATTTCCGGCACAATACATGACCTCACACTCATTGGCGTTCCTAATAATCGCTTCAATCAGTGTCTCGAAGTATTGTTCCATTTCGTTCACAGTCTCGCCTAGGTCAGTTGTTTCGAGCTGTGTGCCCTTTGCTGTGGTCGAGTTGATATTGTCCACGTGAGCTAAATCACCGCCCAGAACGAGCAATATTTTGGCGTAGTGGCCGCGTTGAATGATTTCTAGTTGCCGTTTAAGAGATTCAGCATAGACATCAAACGTGTGGCCGTTGAAATGTGTATCAAATGCAGGAATGACCAGATAGCGATCTGATTCCACAAAAATAGGAGCCTTAGCTTGATACGGCTCCTTGTGTGTGATGATGTCATTCATCAATGATTCATATTGTTCAGCCTCAACTAACGGCCTAATTTGTATCTTGCTTTGATACAATGTCGCTTCAGGCGTCTGCTTCCAAAAATTGCTTGTGGCACGTACAAGCTCCCACTTGGTGTAATCGTACCCGTGAGCTTCCAGCACCTCTCTAGGCGTCATTTTGTGACCACTGACAACCTTTAGGATAGTCTCACTGGATTGAGTGCCATCTGAATCGTATTCATTCTTGACTGGTTTTTGGAACTCGATGCCAAGCCGTCTTGCTTTGCCCTGAAGCGCGTCATAGCTAATTCCGAGCTTATCGGCCGTCTCTCGTCTGGTAAATCCTTCAGAGGCGAGCTTCCTAATACCACTGATTTGTTCATCTGTCCATTGCATCTACTCGCCTCCTGAAATATAATGACCGTGAGCAGTTTAGCGATTCTGCTCATGTTCTCCAAAAAGAACTTCCCGAGTTCTTAAGCTCTCGGACTCGTCCCCGAGAGCTTTTTTATGTGCCTATTATAAGTATTGTGTTACAATGACTTAGTGAGTTCATTCTCACACTTCAAAAGTGATTGGCCTTCGTTTTCCCAGAGCGAGGGCTTTTTTGTTGCACAAAAATAGCACCTCACCGTTTGGCGGAGTGCCATTAGTTATATTAGAACTTTAACGCTTGGAGAAATATCGTATTGCAAAGTACGATATAATTCCAAAAACAAGAGCGATGATTATAGTACCAACTAGAATGGTTATCCAAGCACTCAAGTGAATCACTCCCAATGTACTTCACGTTTTATTTCATCAGTATATTGTTGTACTTCAGTTGTTTTGGACTTGAAATCATTTATCTTGATTTGTAGCAAGGTCATTGGATCGATTTCAAACCCCGTAAAGTCCTTTTTCAGACTACAGATAAGTGTCGCAACATAAACAACAGATTTAATGTTTGCATCTGACGAATTAGTGGTGTGTTTATAATTATCAGCTTGGTACGCAGAAAGAATCCGTATTGTTAGGTCGGATCCATATATGACAGTTTTTTCTTGCAAGTCGGTCACTTGATCGGACGTAATCGTTTTCGTCTTTTCAAGTTCAAAGAGCAATCCTACCCAGTTTTCAAACAAGGTCTCTAATTCTTGCCCACCTTGCTGACGAAAGTATGATTCTATCTGAAGCTGTCTGTTATTCCTAAACTCTCGAACATTCTTTAAGAGATCACGATGCATCTTAGGAATTTCTTTAACATAATAAATTCCAACAGTCAACAAAGCTAGGCCAACAAACGTTGCCAGTTTTACCCAAATATCCATATGTATCACCTCAAAAAATAGTACTCCAGCACGAACTGGAATACTACATTGAGGTGATATCTAGTGCTTCATATGTCTGCTGCTCGCTCTCCCAGTGTCAGATGGGGTCATCGCAAGCTGTGTCCGGTCGCTAAACTGGACAATGTGGCATGCGGGAATCGAACCCGCCTGACTATCTCAGCCAGTCCATTTGCCACGCCTTGCCACAGCTTTATCATCACTGA